GTAGTAGTTGAATTTGCTACAGCAGGTACTATTGAATCTGCTATACCTGGAGTTACATCACATCCAAAGTCAGTTACAGTCCCTGTCCCTACAGAAGGGAATGTTTGTAAAGTTCCTGTACCATCTATATATTGTTGTGCAGTACCTGCACCTGAAAATGAAAGAGTACCTGACCCTGTTACAGGAGATCCTGAAACAACAAATGCAGGAGGTGCTGATAAACCAACACTAGTAACGGAACCAGAACCACCAGAAGCGTCTATAGTTACTCCATTACCTGCTTGTGTTAATGTTATATTAGTTCCTGCATTTAAAAATAATGTACTAAGAACACTGTTTGAATCCTCTAAGTTGACTGCATAGTTTGTACCACCAGACTGTTGACCACTAAGAGTATATGTTGTATTATTATCTATAGAACTTATTTCTACTGTATCATTACCCTGATCTGTTAATGTAATGTTATTACCAGCTTCAAGAATTACTTTATCTAATGAGCCGTCTGATCCAGTTAAATCTATAGAATAGTTTACACCAGCAGCACCGCTTGCTTGACCACCTAAATCATATGTAGTATTACTTGCTGCTGCAGGTGTTGGTAGAGTTACTGTTTTAAAGTTTACCTGTACAGGGTGCCCAGTTGCATCTTGAATTATTTTGTCAACAACCTCAAATGAAGTACCAAATGCAGGTGATTCAGATGATGCTGTATCTACTCTAGTTGTATCAAGGTGAGCAATAGTTAATTTTTCTGGATTACCTCCTGCTAATAATAGTGAAGTACGTATTTTATCTCCTCCTTCAAAAACAACTATTTCATTGCTTTCTACAGTACCGGTTAAACCTAATTCATCACTAATTCTCCAATCAGTAAATAAGGTTGGAAAGGTTTCTAAGTCTCCAGCACCATTAACATACTGAGTTGCATTACCTAAATAATTTAATGTAAGAATACCAGAAGTTGTAATAGGACCTCCAGAGACTGCAATTGCATTTCCATTAGTAGCAGCGTCTACACTAGTAACAGTTCCAACAAATTGATCTGTACTACTTATAGTTACATTATTAGAGCCATCATCAGTTATACTAATATTAGTACCACCATAAAGCTTTACTATATCTATAGTAGCATCTGATCCGGTAAGTATTAAATCAACACCACCTTTAAATTCTGCACTACTATAATCATATGTAGTATTAGTAGCAGTATTAATAGCAGCAACAAGATCATATATTGATATTAGTTCTTGGTCAAGTTTTGGCAAATATGCCATAACATTTAATGCACTATCTTGTTTTGAAGATAGAATTAAATAATCATCCTTACCATCAGTATCTATATCATACGGTTTTGGAGCATATTTTTTCTTGGCAAATAAACCAATTACGTCTTGCAGTAGTGAACCCATTGTTTGTTTTTTATAAGTATAGTGCAGATAGCTTAACGCTAGTCTGTGCCGTACATGTTATTGTTATATTACCATCTATATCATTAAAAGCATCAACTTCAAAAGGTCCTAAAAAACCTTCTTCACCAGCAGATAAACTTAATACAGCATTCTCTTTAGTTAAAGTTCCTAATAAAGGATCTACTACTGTTGTTACTACAGGTATTACGGTAGCAGTTAATGCTGCAGCTCCTCCATTTTCAACGTGAAAAAATTGCTTTCCTGTATTTGATAGTTTATCTCCAGCCACTGCTGGAGTTACTGTAGCAGGTTTTAAACCTACTTGTGATATTTGTTGTGCAGTTAATGTTGCCATAGTATTTTATTTATTTGCCTTTTCTATATCCGCTTTTAAATGCTTCTGATTGAACTGGCTCTGCAGCTCTAGTAGATGTACGTTTTATTTCAACACCCTGTGCTGCAATACGCATTCTAGTTGCTGTAGCTGTAGCATTTTTTTTTGCCTGAATTTTTGATGGTATAGAAGTTGGATCAAAATATCCATTCTTTACCTTGCCGTCCCCTAGAGGAAATGATATCTTTTTTCCCATGATTATTTTCCTTTTTTATTCATTCCTGATAAAACACAACCACCTCTTTTTGCATAACCCATAAGTCCACCGCCATCAGCGTATGAATTCATTCTTGCTTTGGCTGGTGTCATATCACCGTCACCTGCACCGTAGCTTTCACCACCTACTTGCTTGTAACCCATTCCTTTTAATTTATTAAAAAGTGCTTGACCACTTTTCTTTTTCATATTGTTTGACATAGCTTTTAATTTTATTTATTTCTTAATCTTTTTTTTTACTACTATTTTTTACTTTTTCCATTGATCTTCCACCAAAGTAAGCACCAATTACTGTTATTAAAACTAATTGTAATAAATCTACCCACTTGTCTTCTACTATAAACTCTATAACTCCAGCGTCTATAAATACTAATATTACTGTTGATACAACTAAGAATATAAGAACCATAGGCCTCACATTTTTGCTGAGCCATGAATCTGAATTCATGTCTGAGGCCCACCTTGAAGTTATTTCTGTTTCCATTTCAACTTCGTGCTTAGCTATTAACTCTTTTATTTTTAATTCAGCAGCAAGCTTTTCATCTTTTGAAGTAATAAGTTCATCTAAGACACCACCTATTCCTTCAACTAATTTAGTTGCACCGCTTGAAAATAATTTTGTTATAAAGTTTGGCATTATCCGTATATTTTAATTTCTAGTGCTGTATTTTCTAGTACATTGTCTACTGCTTCACCCGTATCTAGTCTAAAAGTTTTTACTGTAAATCCTGTTGTAGTTGTATTTACTATATTTGCTACATATGGAATAGCTCCATTACCGCTAAACTTATTTTGTATTTCAAAACTTACTTTATTTAGATCTGTAAAAGAAGTAGAAAGAGTAGCTTGATATGTTCCAATGGCTACATAAGTCCAAGTAAAAGGTGAAACTCCATTATCTAAAAGCATAGTCATTGTAGGAGCAGAAGTTCCTGATTGAGTAAGAAGAGAAACATGGTTGGACCACATTAAGGACATACTAATAGAATTAGGATTGGGTGGAGTACCAACTGGTACACCTGTTATTGCTCCAATTGTAGGGGAGCTAAACATTAAAACAGATTCACCATCATCAACAGTAAAACCAGGTCCTCCTTCTTCATCATATACTGAAAAACTTGTAGTATACTGAGGTATGTTAAGCACTCCACTATTTAAGGTAGCTGCACCAGATGTACCTGTAGTAGTAAGACTAATTGAACTACCTCCTCCAGTAGAACTGATAGTTATTTCATCAGCTGTTTCAGTAAGTGATATATTATTTCCTGCTTTTAATGACTTAAAATTAAGTGTCTCACCTATTTTGTTTTTCCATATACCAGAACCTGTTCCTACATTAGCTGCTAAATTAGGCTCACCTTCTGTTGTAATCTCTATATAATTATCATCTGCTGAAACAGCTAAAGTTAAATTACTACTTAAAGACTTTAGGCTCCTAAAAGAAACAGTGCATTTCTTAGTTGTAGGATCTATTACATTTCCTTTATATATACCAACAGTACCTCCCGCTGGTATAGCAGGAACGTTTGTATAATCACAGTTTTCTGACTTAGCCAGATCTCTTACTTTGATTAGTTTAACTGACTTGTAAGGAATAGGGGATGCTACACCAGTCATTTCTGGTTTTTCATTCCACATACCTAATACAATGACATCATCATTGCTAGCTACATCAGTAAACTTACCTCTTTTTATTAAACTTAATATGTCAGTTAAAATATTCATATCTTATTTTCCAGAGTGAGTCCACCCACCCATTTTATATGATTGCATTTGTTCAGAGCCATCAGCTTTTTTTGCAAGCCTTTTAGCATTACTACCTAATGTCATTTTTTGTTGTAAAGAATCCATCATTATGTCTCCTGTTTGACCACCGTCAACCATCTTACATAACAATTTAGTCTTTTGTCTTGTCATTTTTTGAGGTTTTAGACCTCCCCCTCCTTTATATTTCTTCATGATATATCTAATGTTAATGTAGCAAATAATAAATATAGTTTCATTGTTGTATAATTATACTCTCCATCTGGAGCAATATAATCCCAACCTAAAGCTAACCTATCATGTGGCCAGTGAAATGCTATTTCTAATGCCCAGTCTCCCATTATAATTTACTTTTAGTTTTTTTACATAATCCTTGACGGCAATGACCCAAACAAATCTTACCTCTTGAAAGCCATTGTATTAATATACAAACTTGTCTCATCTATTTAGTTTTTCCTTTGACAGCTTTAACAACCGCCTTAGTTCTCCTTTTAGTTTCCTTTACACCTGCTATAACTTTTTCATCAACCTCAGTCTTTGACCAAGCCCATTTCCAATAGTCTTGAGGACTAAATGTCCAAAGTACATGTATCAATTTCTTAATCATTGTTTTCAATTTTAAAGTGCTATACTAATAATATACAAATTTTGATTAACCTAATCAAATATAATGGTATATTTGTCTTGTGTCAGCAAGATAAGTATACATGTAATATACAAATAATTCTGACAAAAACCTTAATATATTAATTATGAGTAAAGTAAATCCCTTAGTTTTTAAGAATAGATTTAACATAGAGTTTTTTCCAACTGAAACATTATTTGGTTTAAAAACTGTAAACTGTGAAGTGTTGTGTGAAGATGATAAATACCGCTGGGTCAGAGGTTTAGAAATAGGCTTAATATTTTTAACAATATCATTTGTAAATATTAAGTTCTAAGATTTTTTTATCAGGTGTATTTTTTATAAATTATACTTATCTACAAGCTGCATTCTTCTTTGAGGGATGCGGCTTTTTAATCCTTAACAAATTATATAATGAACAGAGACATTTTTAAACCTAGAACAAATATATTACCATATGAGTACCCACAACTCCTAGCATATAAAGATGCCATCAGACATTCTTACTGGATAGATACAGAATTTAACTTTACAGAGGACATACAAGACTTTAAAGTAACCATTACGCCATCAGAGCGTGATGTTATTAAAAAGACTATGTTGGCTATTGCACAAATAGAAGTTAATGTGAAAACATTTTGGGCTGATATGTATAAACGCATGCCTATTACTGAGGTAGGGGATGTAGGAATGACATTTGCTGAATCAGAAGTTAGACATAAAGATGCTTATGCTAGGCTGCTTAGAATACTAGGACTTGAAAAAGAATTTCAAAGTGTTATTGAAGTGCCTGCTATTGCAGGTAGACTTAAGTACTTAAAGAAGTACCTAGATGGTACACGTTCTAGAGATAACAAGATGTATACTAAGTCTGTATTATTATTCTCTTTGTTTATAGAGCATGTAAGTTTGTTTAGTCAGTTCTTAATTATGATGAGCTTCAACAAAGAAAAGAATGTCTTTAAAGGCATATCTAACGTTGTAGAGGCTACTAGTAAAGAAGAAGAGATACACGGTAACTTTGGAGCTGAGATTATCAACATCATCAAGAAAGAAAATCCTGAGTGGTTTGATGAAGAGTTTGAAGAACTGATCTATTCTGCTTGCAAGAAAGCTTATGCTGCTGAATGCGGTATACTAGATTGGGTATTTGAAAAAGGTGAACTAAAGTTTCTATCTAAGGAAACTATTCAAAACTTTATAAAGAACAGATTTAATAATTCTTTAGAGAAGATAGGTATGAATTCAATTTTTGATGTTGACTCAGAACTATTAAAGTCCACTGAATGGTTTGATATAGAAATACTAGGAACCAAAGAAGGAGACTTCTTTTACAAAAAGAGTGTGGATTACAACAAGAAAAGCAAGAGCATCACAGAAGATGACTTATTTTAAAACCAACTAATTATGGAATATAATAACTATTACTGGCTGAATGAAGACAGCCGCACATTTTTATCAAGAGGGTACATTACAGAAACCCCTGAACAAAGAATCAAAGACATTGCTATTAAAGCAGAAAAGTATTTGAATATAAAAGGATTTGCAGAAAAGTTTGAACACTACATGGCTAAAGGGTATTACTCTTTGTCAACTCCAGTGTGGATTAACTTTGGTAAAGCAAAAGGATTACCTATCAGTTGTTACGGATCTAACGTAGATGACAACTTGGACAGTATATTAAATGCTGGCCGTGAAATTGGAATGATGTCTAAGTATGGAGGTGGAACTTCAGCTTACTTAGGAAACATTAGAGAAAGAGGTGCTCCTATTTCTACAGGAGGATTTGCAGATGGACCAATTCATTATGCTAAGATATATGATACTGTAGTAGATGTATGTAAACAATCTGAAGCAAGACGTGGAGCATGTGCAGTGTACTTACCTGTAGAGCATGCTGACATTTTAGAGTTTTTAGATATTGGGACAGATGGTAATCCTATTCAAAACCTTCAATATGGTGTCACAGTTGGTGATGCCTGGATGGAAGAGATGAAAGCAGGGGACAAAAGCAAACGTAAAGTTTGGGCCAAGATTATTCAAAACAGAAGTGAGATTGGTTTTCCATACATAATGTTTAAAGATAACTCTAATAACAATTCTCCTTATAAAGAATTAGGTCTTGAGATCACTGCATCAAATTTATGCTCTGAGATACAATTACCTACAGATAGTTATAACTCCTTTGTGTGTTGCTTAGGATCCATTAACCTGTTACACTGGGATGAGATTAAAGAAACAGATGCTGTAGAAACATATGTGTATTTTCTTAATGCAGTAATGGATGAGTTTATTATTAAGGCAGAAACAATGCCCGGTATGAAGAGAGCTTATAATTTTGCAAAAAATCACAGAGCTGTTGGTCTAGGTGTTATGGGTTACCATTCATTATTTCAATCTAAGCTTATTGACTTTGACTCACTACAAGCTAAAGGTTTAAACAGTGAAATATTTAGAACACTTAAAGACAGGAGTGAGATAGCATCAAGAAAGTTACATACAGAGCATGGATACAATTCTATTAGAGATGGTTATGCTAATACTACTCTTATAGCTATAGCTCCTACAAAGTCTAGTAGCTTTATACATGGTGCCGTGTCTATGGGAATAGAACCTATCAAGTCTAACTACTTTATCAAGGATCTTGCTAAGTCTAAGACAGTGTATAAGAATCCTTTCCTAGAGGCACAGTTAGAAAAGCATGGTTTAAATAATACTAAGACTTGGCAATCTATACTTAAAAAAGATGGTAGTGTACAACACTTAGACTTTCCTACTAAATCAGTATTCAAATCTTTTGTAGAGATATCCCCAAAAGAAATTGTATTGCAGGCAGCACAAAGACAAAAGTATATTGACCAGTCTCAGTCATTAAATCTAATGATAGATCCATCTGTCTCAGCTAAAGATATAAATAAACTTTATATGTACGCATGGGAAGAAGGAGTTAAAACTTTATACTATCAGTTTAGTAAAAGTTCTGCTCAAGACTTTGCACGTAATATACTAGAGTGTTCTTCTTGTGAAGGATAGATAAATAATACTAAGTCACATAAACAGCAATAAAAAAAGGGGCCATCTATCTTGGTCCCTCCATAATATGTCATGGGTTTATCACAACTCTTACATGTATTTTCAGTACTTATTTTCTTAATCCTTTATGATTATCAATCCTATCTAGAATTTTGTTAAGCTCATCTGTTTTTATCAGACCTGCCATTGACGCATTCTTTAAGGCACTTATAATTTGAAGTACCATAAAGGGAACTACAATTACTTCTGATAGCCAGCCTGTTCCATCAAAACCTTTTTCTATCATAAGTATGACTGTCAGAATTGCCAGCCATGTAAAGGTGTTCTTTGTTATTCTTAAGGCTTTATATGTTTTAAACCCCTCTCTTTTACAGCCTGCCCATACTCCAAAAACGCCATCTAACCATAATACTGAACAAACAGCTAAGTATTGTTCCATGTTTTCCATTGATAAATCAAAAAAGTACGTACATAAATACGTACAAAATGCTGTTATGCTCACTAATAAGAGTTTAGTTGTCATTGTTAAATTTCATTTGCTGTTTCCCCAGGTACCATACTATAATATAAACAAATAGTATGACACTCACTAGGTTTAAATCTGTTAATTTGTCTTATTTAATATAAAAATCATCCATTTTTTCAAAGTTAGACCACTTTTGAATTGTATATAAAACCGGAATAACATCTTTCCAGTTTTTTCCAATCTTCCATTGACCTTTTTTAGGTTTATTTTGATAAACATATTTGCTGTTCTCTAGAAACTCTTCTTTAGTATTGAATAATAAACCAACTCCTGTTCCAACAGTCATTGAAATTGCTTCACCTATTTCCCCTAATGTTCTAGTAGAGGCTATTGGTGATTTAAGCATTTGGTAAAGTTGTTCATAACCACCTGCACTAGGTATTGGATTAAATAAAACCATCTCTTTATATGTTCTATCTGTTTGATAAGCCGCATAATTTTTTAGTTTTCTAGTAATCATATCATCCTCATCATCACCTCCGTTTACTATTTCATTCATGATACCAACAATAATTAATATCATTGCTTCTCCTAAAGTCCTATAAACATTTTTAAGTAGCATGTTTGCTTTACCCTCGTCATAATTAAAACCATCTTTTGTTTCAATCAATCCGTATTGTTGCTTGAAGGTTTGACCTAAGCTCTTTAATCCAAACTTCTTAAATCCTTTTTCACTTGTTGCTACAGTTTTAGCAATATGAGCTATAAATTTTCCTAGTGAATTATATCTACCTTCTAACCATCCTAAGTTTTGATCATAGTATGCTGATTGAAACCTTGCTCTGTAAGCAGGCATTACCCACTTGTGAAACTGTGCAAGCAAAATTCCTAAAAAGTTATTTTGAATAACCATTCTATCTTCTCTAGCATAGTTACCGTGAATTTGTTTATTTACTTCACGTATATTGTTTCTTAAGTCATATCTAAACCTATCATCATAAGTCATCTCTTCTCCAGACAGCTTATCTATTACTGTGTTGTATCCTTCTTTTAATTTAACCTCTCCTGTTGAAGGGTCAAAGTCATAAGCATCTACAAGATTTAATGAATCTTCACCATTAGAAATTTGAGTACCTAACAGCATTGCCATACCAACAGTACTTTGTACTTTATATTCAGCACCTTGGTTAAGAGAGTAACCAAAGTTTGTAAATCTTGACCATATACCTTCACCATCCCCAAGACCAAATTGCTCTCTTATATCTGCATCATTATCCATCATACGGAAGTATTGAACTAATGCTTCATATTTATTTAAAGGTCTATTTTCATCATAACCTTTTTTCTTTAACTGAAGTGCATTTAAAGTTGCTACTCTTCCTACAAAATCTGCGCCTGATCCTATAGCACTTGCTGATCTTTCTATTAAACCTTTTGTTCCTTCAGTATAAAACATCTTAGTAGCTTCAGTATAATCACCAGCACTATAAAATAATCCGCCTGCCGCTTCTATATAGTTGTTGATCTGACCTAACGTTAAGTTATTCAAGTTACCAAATACGTTAAATGCAACATAGGCCAAAGAAGATGCATTAATTAGTCCTCCTGCAATCTTATCTACAGTTCCTTTTGTAATTTTATCATTGTCATAGTAAACCATTTTCATCCAATGGTGTGCTCTTTGCGCAGCATTACTTTGCAAGCCTTGTGTGTTTTGTTTTCCTACTGCAGCATTTACAATATTCCCTGCTGTGTCAACAACTTTACCAAGAAGCTCAAGTTGAGTACCTGATTTCTTATAAGTTCTCATTTCAATAGCTTTAAGCATAGCTTGTAATGTGTCTTCTATTTCACCCATTACCTCAAAGTTCTCAGCCATAGCCGCAAACTTAACTAAACTTTTAGTCATGTCTTTACTAACCTCACCTAGAGTAGGTTGTGATCTTAACTTGGATGCTTGTGCTTCTAACTTTGATCTTTCTTTTTTATATTGATTAATGTTTATAGCACCTGCAGTTCTTTGATCTTTTAAAGCCTGTATCTGTTCATATATTGCTTCAAGTGCTCCTTCAACTCTAGGGTTACCTGTATAGAAAACAGGCATAGTATCAACTAATTGACCTTCTTCATTTATAAGAACTTGTTTTTGTTCTGATGTTTCAGTAAACACTTCTTTAATACTTGTTAGAAACTTTGGAACTAACCTTGTAAAAAATTCAGGCTTGGCCATTACTTCATCAACAAAGTTATTTGCTATTACAGGAACCTTACCAAGCATTTGATCTCTCTGTGCTTTAGGAAGTTTCTGAAGCAAACCATCTTCATAATGTTCTCTATACTTTAAATAAAAATTCTTCTGTGCCTGACCCAGCTGATCTGTTGGGTTCATTATCTTCTCATACTTCTCACTCAATAAAGATTGACCTGTATCTGTGTTAGTATCTAATACTTCAGTATACTCTGGTCTAAGTGCAGAAAAATCTTCACCCTCTTTTATTGCTCCGGTAGGATCATTATTTGCATCCTTAAATGTTTTTGTATAGTCTACTTTATAATAATATTTAGCTTTATATACATCATAAGCATTTTTATTAACACCCGGTTTCTTTAACCAAGTAACACCTTCTCCATTTGCCCAAGGCTGTGCGTATTCAAAGTTTTTTCTTATAGCATTAAACTCATCTGTTACTTTATGATATTGGCCATCAATAAGACTACCTTCTTCATATCTTTCAGATTGCATAAAATCAGCAAATGCTCTTTTCTTTAAATACAAGTCTTTATTATATTGTACATGTTCAGGGTTAGCATTTATCAATGAGTATATAGGAAAGTATTTATATGGTTTACCGTTAGCATCATAGAGCTCACTCCTTAAAGCATTCTTTTCAGAATAGTATTGTTGTCCAACACGTTGAACATAGAAGCCTGTAAAGTCACCATCCTCATTATACTCAAGCATAAAGTCATATAGCTTTTGTAAATCTTTCTCAGATGACAGCTCAAGTAATGTTTTACCTGAATTTATTATATCTTTTTTTCTTGCATCAACTTTATCTAAATACTCTTGTCTTTTCCTTTTATAGATTTTATCCATGGTTGCAAGGATAACATCTTTTGATGTTGCTAAATCTTTAGCATATAATTCTGAACTGTTAATATCTGGAACAAGAGTTAATAGTCTATCTAAATCATCTAGTGTTAACGTATCTCCTGAGTGTGATTGAATAACAGTTTGTGCATCAGTCTTACCTCCCTTTGGGTTATTAGCTCTTATAACTGCAGCAACATAATCCAATATAGCTGTCTTAACTATACCTCTACCTTTGCCTGTTTGAGAAACTGTATCTGTACCCAACAACTGTGTCAATTCTATTTTGATACTACCAACTAAAGATCTTTGTGTTGCATTTAATTCACTGTTAGCTTCTAAAGTATGGAGCCCTTCAAATGTAGAAAGAAATCTATTAAAATTTAGAACATATGTTATATACTCTTTTTGACTTTGATTCTTAGGGTCTTGTGCATACTCCTTAAAAGACTTCATTTGTCTTAAAGAATCTTGCAATAGCTGTGTATATACTCTAGATGCTGCAACCGGTCCTTCAGCTCTTGCTATTGTTATATATCCTAGAGTACTAGTAACTGCCTCTTTAACTTCTTCTTGTGTTCTATCTCTATATATATTTGACCTAACTAAATCTTCAACTTGTGTTATTTTTAGTAGGGCTTTTTCATATGTATCTAAAGCACCTTGAATTGTACTTTGTGCAGGGTAGTCAATTGGATCAATAGTACTTGCTAAATTCTCAGCACCTTCTATATCTTTTTCAGCATTATATATTTGCTCTTCTGCATCTTTAATTACATTGTCTGATATCTCTTCTTGAGACAGCACTGTATCAACAGAAGGGATTATTGCATTAACCTTTTCTACATTTTGTTTATATCCGTGAGGCATGTGACCATCAAACCTGATGTTGTTTTTACTGTAAGACATAAGGACGCTTGACACATTCCCTATTCCATAAGCTAATTCATAGCCCATGTTTTCTACCATTCTTTTAAGAACATTAACTTCTAATGAATCTAATGTTCTTAAAGTCAGAGACTTAGTTCCCGTAGTTTCTGCATATAGACTACCTTCTTCAAGTGTTATTTTTTCTACATTGTATGGATTTTTTTTATCTCCATATATAATCCCCATGTCACTAGTCTTAGTAAATATACCCTGTAACCATGTCTTAGGATTTGTTGTAAGAACATTACTATCGTTTGCTTGTATCTGTATTAACTTTAGTTGTCCTGCTGTGGTGATTATTACTATGTCTGCTTTTGATGCAATTTCAGTAACTTGATCATGAAACACAACGTTAGTAAGTATTATGTCTCCCGGATCTTTTATTACTTCTATCTGACCAACTAAATTATCAAAAGATATTCTACCTGTTTCTTCATTTATATTTAAAAGGTCTCCTTTTATACTATCAAAATTTTCATTAGAAGCAATAGCATCAAGCATTGTACTAACATCATTTTTTATCAGTTGTTGTTGTGGAGTTTCTGGTCTACCCAAGGCTTCTTTTGCTGATCTAAATACTTTCTTTTTAGTAAGGTTATAATACTTACCATCTAGTTTATTTAATATTACAAGATCATCACTGTTAAAATTAACTGACTCAGTAGCAGTTAACGTATCTACTTCTGCTTTTGTTTCATTTACAGAATGAAGCAATCTATCAACCATTCTTTTTTGAAGTGGCCCACCAATAGCTTTTTGTGTGTTTACTATCTTTTGTTTCTTAGGAGATAAGTTATACCTTACTCTTCCATTTACAGAACTTTCTAATTTAAAAGATATACCATCTGTATTCAGCAACTTTGCAATGTCTGTAAGTGTTGCTTTTTCAGATATGTTATCTACTTTAATTTCTCTTCCTGTAATTACCTCATTGAGGTTTTTAATAATATCTCCAAACCACTCTAAAAACTCAAGGACTTTGTCCATAAAAGATTTTGTTGGTGTGCTCTCATATTCATTATTAAAATGTCTTGATAGTGCTTGTGTTACTATTTCTAACTGTACGTCTTCTTCAGTAAACCTTCTTTTGTTATTGTACGCATCCTGAATTTGTTGAGACATCTCTGGAAAATTCTTCTTTGCTTCTGCCAATAAAGAATTAAATAAAACTTCATTGTCTACTTTTACTGCATCTATAAATGGGTGTAGTACTTCTTCTATTGCTGTCTCATCTGTAACTCTCCCCTTTATTAATACTGCTGTACCGTTTACATAAAAACTATTAATTTCTGAAAATGAAACCTTTGACTTCTTCCATTGAGGTAGTGAGTCATATAATTCTTGAGCATCTTTAACTGACTCTAATCTTACATTAATACCAGGAAACATTTTCATTAAATGCATTATGACCTTTCTTGATCTTGGCATATCCCATGACCTAGAAGACTCAAGCATATCTTTTGCAGAAAACATATCACTGTTTATAGATACTGCATAGGTTTTCTTAGTAGCACTAACGTTCACTGTTTCAGAAGGAATGTTATTTACCTCAAGGTATTTATTTAATCTTCTTACATTAGACTCAACTAGTGACTTACTAGGTTGTAATGTTTCTTGATCTGTATTATTAATATAGTATGTCCCCTCAAAACTATGTATAATTTTTAATCTTCTTAAATTATTTAGAATAGCTGTACCAAATTCTCTTTGCTTTATATTATACAAAGTTTTTTTATCAGCAAGCATATTCTTAGCCTGAAGAGTAGTAGGTATATTATCATTGTTGGCAAGTCCTTGATATTGATTGATTACATTATTAGTAATAATATCAGTTTTGTAAACCTGCTTTAATGCTTTATACTCTATTAAGTTTTTGTTATGACACTTTCCCATATTCTATAAATTACATCTTTTAATTTCATCTAAGAAATTCTTAGTTTTTTCTTCTTCAGTTGTACCATCATATGATAAGTCAGGATTTTCATACAGCGCTATCAGGCTCTCCAAAGATACAATTTTATTGTCAGCTAGATTTTTTCTCATCTCTGAAAATTCATCTGCTATATATGGAGCATTGATTGTTTGATTATAGAATGCAGTTATTAACGGATACTTATCTTCCAAGGCTGCTTCAAATGTATCTAATGCTTCACCTTCCTTTGGAGTTAATTTAGGCATGTTATCTTCAGCTACTACAACACCTTCTGACTCTGTTTTAATATTAGCTTGTTCTGTAGGAGTTGTTAAGCTTCCCAATAATGTATTAGCATCTACCTGTGCAATGTTAACTGGAGGAACAGATGAATCTATTTGAAAATCTACACTGTCTTCTGTAGCAGATACATTTGCACTTTCCATACCTAAAGCTTGAGCAGGTAATGAATTCTTTCTGTCAAACTCCATATTATCTAAGGCAGTATCTAAAGCAATATCTTGGTTAACACCTAGCATATCTATATCCTGACCAAATGCAATTGATCCTTTATTTGTTATATTTTCTCTAACTTCAGCATAGGTATCTCTAGGACCAAACATAAACCCTATACCATTCTGAAAATTAGATCCCATTGCTGGAACTTCAATATACTGATAACTTGATTGATCTAAGTTGCCTTCTGTGTCTTTAGGTAAGAGTTTATAAAGTCTAGATGACTTTTTCATTTTACCACTCTGTTGCTCTGCTTCAGTATAGATTCTTATTACTGCAGGCTGATTATCATATTCAAATGACTCATCAGCTTTGTTTGTTCTCTTCTTCAGAGTTAGCTTTCTTTTGCCATCTGCTTCTGTAATTTTAATCTGACCTTTAAGAGTTCCTTGAACTGTAGACTGGTTTGCTATATCAGTATATATTTCTCTGCCTACAATTTTAAGTGTATTAACATTAGACGTTAAGTAGCCTGTCTCAAACTCACTAAACAATTCCTCTTTGCTTAATCCAAATGTTTCTTCATAGTTGTTATCATTTAGAAGAGACTCTTTTGCATTTGTTATTTGCTGTAAGTAACCATCTAAAACAAATGGTGATATTGCTTGCAATAAACTTTGACTTGCTAGTTGTAAACCATCTTTAACCATAATGTAATTTACTATGGTCATAGCATCTCTTCTTGTATTAGGGTTACCATATAGTTTAGCAAATGAAGTTTGTAAGTCTATGTTTTGTAGCTTATTTAAATTTCTCCATGTGTTTGCTTCTAACAAGTTTAATCCTTTAATGTTAGTCTCAGCACTAATTGGAAGCTGTGTAATAAATGATTTTAAAAAGAAATTATCTTTATCAGCAGCATTTAATCTTCTAACTGAATCAAAAATATTTTGAGCACCTACTATAGGGTATATAAGTTGATTACTTAATGTACCGGCACCTTTACTTAATGTATTTTTTGTATTATTCATATATGCTTTTATTGTAAAATAAGAAAGCATATCATTTTTAATTTTTTGTTCTGTCTCTTCAGTAAATTTATTTGACTCTGTTCCTAAAGACTTTTTTAATTTATTATAAAATTCAGTAAACCCATCTGTTGCAGTTAAGAATGTAACTGGCAATAACTCATTTGTTATCTCATTAAAGATATTTAAATTTTGTTTTACAAAACTATCTTCTAGAATACGGGATATATCCATATCAGGTTTTACACCCTTCTCCTCTATTGCACCTATCTCTACAAGATCTGCTCTTGTCTTAGCAATAGAAGCAAAGTTTCTTCCTAAACCTGCACTACCAGATATACCAGTTAATGAATTCATTTTGCCTGTAAAACTTGAAATCTTATTAATCTTAGATATAATATCTAATATCTCCATCTCCTGTTGTGGAGATGCACCAGATTCAATCATTTGACCCATTGCTTGTTCATCAATTTTCTTACTGAATACTGAACCCTCTTCACGTTCTACAGCTGGTAGAGTGCCAAGTTTCTTTTGTTCTTTTAAATCATACAAACGTTCATTAACAAGACTTGCAAAACTTGGATCAAATTTATTTTCTTTATTTGCAGCCTGCTCAAATAGATCTCTTACTTCTTTAACATTTAATAAAAGAATAGCTTCTTTTAAAGGCATCCCTAAAGCTACTAAGTTAGTGGCAAGGGGTACTGCTTGACGGTGCATCCCTAGCTTAGACATATAATTCTCTTTAGAATTATCAGTAAGCATAGTTATTACAGCAGATATTTCATCTTGCTTTCTTTGACCATCTTTATTTAGAGGTTGATCAAACCCAGTATATTCTTTACCTAAAAAGATAAAGGCCTGCTCAGGATTTATTTTTACTTTATATTCAGAAAGTAAACTTAAATATAAATTAGGTGATACTGCTCTTCCAATAGCTGCCCCTTTATTATTTATAAATGAAATTGTTTTACCGTATGCATCATCAACATCAACTTGTGCACCATCCATACTAGCAACATAATTAGGCGCAAACCTTTTTAAATATTCATATGATTGTTCTACAGCAAGTAGTGATGCAGGTGTAACAGAAATGTTTTGTACAGATTCATTACCCATTAATGCAAACCTCATATCCAAAGATATATTGTTATATGGTGCTAAATAAGGTTCACCATATGATTCTTTATATGTGTTGTATGCTTTTTTTGTTGCAGGTAATCCCAATCTTGTTACTGCTTTTAAACCACTATCAGTAAACGGTGTGTCTAGAAGCTCACTATCATCATAAGAATCCTCAAGTTTTGAACCTTGGACTTTAAATGATTTTACTGCCTCAGAATATGAATTGTCTTTTTGAACTTCATTATTAATATATTCAACATAATCAGCATACTCTCTCCCTTTTGTTTCTCCATAAGCATAGAACTTTGAGTCATCTTGAGAATAATAGTATTCTTTAATTTGAGTATATACTTTATCAATATCAAAATCTGCTCCTGATACTTCAATCAATTCAGCGGGGAACATTGCAGAAGAGCCATAATATACTGGCATAAAATCTACAAGCTTAATATTCATAGTAGAATGATTATCCTGTGATGGAATACGTACAGCAAACATTTTTGCAATTACATCTGGTATAGACCCTCCTTTTAATTGTATCTTTTCATATACATCTTTTAAGTGAGCTGGCATCATACCTTCAGAATAACGTAAACCTGTTGGCTCTCCTTTAGCATTAAACTCTTGTAACCCATATCTTAATCTATCAACAATTACAATTCCTTCTTTTGGTATTGTCATTCCTGATAAAGTTGATAAAGAGTAATCAAATGCCTCTAACCCACTCATACGTTTAGCTACATCTTCTCTTATTACTTCATGCTTTAGTGGTAAGTATTTGAATGTGCCATCTTTTTGTTTTACCTCTTCTACACTATAGACACGTCTAAATACTGTATTACCAAAGTCAGATACTAAAGCTAAACCATGCCCTGGTATTTTCTCTTGGAATACGTCTTTTGTAAAGTAACTCAAAAATAATTGTTGAGCCTTTGGCGCTGCTAGTGGATTATTAAAATCAAATTTAGGTTCTCCTGAAATTGGATCAATAGAAAAGAATTCCATTATTGTACCGCTTGACTTGGATGCCTTTAATGAATTAACTGCATAAGTCATAAATGCTGCTAAGTCAGGAGTAAGTTTATTTCTTTCTTTACTCACACTAAACTCAGACATCAAACCATCAAAAGAAAAAGTTAGGTTTCTTTTATTTTTATACTTGAGAGTAATTCTTTTTTTCAGTGCATCATTATATAGTCTCTTAACATCAGCAATATTTGTTACACCCGGATACCCTTCAAGAATAATTGGCTGTTTATCATTCTGTTCATTTGTTGCCAATATTTTAATCTGACTTACTTCAGTTACCTTATTCTTATTACTAGGATTTATTACTTGTAATCCAAAGTCCTTTGCACTAATAGTACTAGAAGGTTCTGTAATACTACTGGTCAAAGATTGAATATTTTTCTTAGCCATCTTCTGTGCTGAGACAGGAGTTGCTATTGATACATTACCTGTAGTTGTTTCCAGACGTTCTAGATC